GAATAACCACCATTACCATGATAAACAATTTCATGGATTTGAGAGAATACTCCTAATCTATGCTCCGGTGTTAGGCCAAAAAAAGTTAATCCCAATTGGGATATCTACACCCTCCTGTGTGTACCCATCCTTATCAACCGTAATAACTGTGTTTATATCTGGTGTTATTTTTGAGTAATACTCGCGTAATGAGCGTGAATCTTGAGCGGTCAGAGCAGTATCGACGAACTCACGGATATCTTTAGTTTCGCGCATTCCCTCCACAGATGTTATTATATGCTTTAGGCGAGTTGTTACATCGAATGATTCGTTTGGATATAGTTTCTTTAGTCCCTTTAATTCCTGATCGATTTTTCTTTCATCACCATGTGTTAGTATTTTAAATGTTACTAAGTTTTTTGATTGTGGTAGAGTAAATGAAAATTCGTTTATACCTGGAGTGATTAAAGATTCATCAATATTTTTTTCAGTTAATGTTGTTAAATCAACTGTATAATCGTCTAATTGTTTTGTTGATGAATTATAGAATTGAATTTGATATTCTTTACCATATCCTAAAATACGAGCAGCAAACAACAATGCGTTTTTATCTCCAACTAGTAATGTATTAAAATCGATTGGTGATACGATTAATGCTTGTAGTAATTTATCAATTACAGTTCCATTTTGGATATAATTTGAATTTGTTAATATATCTTCATGCTTTGCAGACATATATGACATTTCAATTTCACCAGATGATAATGGATTATCTTTTGGATATAATAAACCTTTTGAAGGTAAGGTGATTGTTTCGGTTGGTAATTTGAATTTGGATTCCATATAACAGTTTTATTGTGCGTATATAAATATATAAAACAAAAACTTTATTGTATTCTTTTAAAAGATATTATATTCCAAGGTGTTAATTTCCAGTAATCACCATCAGGAATTTGATAATATGGGAACGGACCTTTTTCTGGGTTCCATCCTTTACTAATTTCGTTATCTTTTATGGGAAATCTCATTCCTATATAATCGGGTTTTGATCCTTCCCTTCTAGAATTTCTATCTTTTAAAAAATATCGGTCTGGAATAGTACCGGATATTTTTTCTGTGTCTATATATTCATATTTATCAGTTATATATTTTACTCGAGCATTGCCTTCTTTTGTTGTTATATCATATACCCATTCTTTAGGAACAAATTTTTCCTTTTTAGGAGTTATATATGGTGTACCACGACGTAGTAATAGATTTTTTTGTTTATATTTTGAAAGAGAATTTAAAGAAGCATTATCCGGTAAGAAAAAACTATAATTTTCAATTAATATTTTTATAAATTGTTTATCTTCTTTAGACATAATATCACTAAAGAAATCAAGAATACCATTAGATTTTAATGAATCATTTACTGTTTTAGCTAATGCTTCTATATTAGTTATATGATATACTACTTGAGATAAATGAATTTTATTTGCTTTAGGAAATGAATATGAATTTTCTAAATTATATTCAATGTATATTTTTTTATCACCACCTGGGTCTTGAGCAAATTCTCCTACAGGGATATTATCTATAACAACTACATTATATTCTTCATATAGTGATGTTTCCCCACCACCCATATCATATTCTAAATTTGGAATTTTAGATATATCTGAAAATGGAATTGGTTTAATTTCTTTATTTTCTACTAGATATGATTCAGGAGATGAGGGTCCTTGATTAGCATATTCTTTCAATAAATCTAATAATTTAATCATATATATAAATATTTAAAAACAAAAAACCCCTCGACAATATGACGAAGGGTTTTTAAATATTCACAATCTAATTTTAGTAATTCAATACGCAATAATCCATAGCGATTTCTAGATCAATTGATACGGCAGCTTCATTTGACCAATCATATGCTCCAAAGTTAGCAGTTTTTGCATACGCACCCTTAATAATCCATTCTGATACTACATCACCAACTGGTCCTAATACATTTAGAACTAAGTCTTTCTTGTAAAAATCTGAATATCCATCACGTCCAGTTACTGATTCGTGAGCTAAACGAGCCCACTCCATGATTGATTGTGCACCTGAAGGTGTTACTGGATCGTATAATGTCATAGACATATCTTCCCATTTTACTTTACCTTTAACTTTACGGTAAGTATTGATGTGGTCTAATATGATTTCACCAGCATTAAATGATGGAGAAGCTACTGATTTTACTAAATATGATGGGATACCATCTATATACATTATGAAACGATTTTGAACTTTTGGTTCAAAAGCGGTGAACATAATTTCTGAAGGATCTAATACTGCCATTTGTTATATATTGTTTATTATAAATATCAATTATTTAAATTTTCTATTATGCTGGGAAAGCAGCTCCAGTTGGCTGAAGTGTGAAATCCAAGATAATGAATTCAGCAGTTTTAGTAGGTTGAACATAAATCTGACCAACTAATTGGTTTCTGTCGATTACATCTGCTGCGTTGTTTGTATCATCCATAATTACTTTATAAGCATATAATCCTTGTTTTGAAACGATTTGTTCCATATATGGATTAACTACTGATAAGAAACGATTACGAGTTACTGTTGTATTTTGTTCAAATACTAATTGAAGAGAAACTGAAGTAACAAAACGCTTCAAGTTAATCAACAAACGGCGAACATTAATACGATCTAATGAAGTAGCGCGTTTTTGTAATGTTTTCTGTCCAAATGCTACAACACCTTCACCTGGGAATGTTGCTAATGGGTTTACGTTTGCTGCGTATAGATCATCGCGATCTGTTGCTGCTAACTTACGTTCAGCACGGATTACAGATCCTATACCACCACGATTTAAACCTGCGGGAGCGAACCATTCAGCACCTACAGCATCGTTAAATGCATACACACCTGCCATCACAACTGATGGTGGAGCCCATACTGATTTTCCTAATGTTGAGCTAAATGTTTGAACCCATGGCCAATAAGCAGCTGCGTAATTTGAAGTTGAACCAGCTGCAGCTGATATTGCTGCTGTTTTAGTTGAACCATAAGCAACTGGATCTACAATAGCGAATGCATCACCTCTATTTTCGCAAGCCGAAATTAATGATGTATTCATAAATGTACCTGGAGCAAGTAATAAGTTAAAATCGAATTCTTCCTTATTTGCTAATAATGATAATGCTGCTGTATAGTCGTCTGCTGGTGCAAATCCTTGAGCATTATTTGTTGTAATACTTTCAAAATATAATCCTTGACGATTTGTATCTGCAACACCACCATCGAATGTACCACCGAATGAACCTGAGCCAACTGCTGGTAAAGATCCTGAGTAAGTAGAGGTTTTAAATACACCGTCATTATCGATTGAATCAACATGTAAAGTTGTAACTCCGGCAACACGAATATATTCACTTGCTACTGGGAAAGAACCTGTTATTTGTAAGTACCCACCATCAGTTGATGTGTATACAAATTTCTGATCACCAATTACACGTGAAATAAAGTTTTGTTGTTGTGGATCTAATGATAAGTTAGAGAATGTTTCTAATATGTTTTTATTTGAATTATTATCATCGCCTCTACGTACTATTAAAGTAAATGTACCTTTTGTTAAATCGGTATTTGTTACTTCCCAACGGATATTATCGGCTGTACCTGATCCTAAAGCATTTGCTGAAGAAATTGAACCAGTGTTATTGGCTCCAGTACCGAATGATAATACTTCTAAAGTAAATGAAGCTGAAGCTGCTGCTGATAAAGTAGAACCTGACTTATTTACATATGCTTGAGCGTATGTGTTATAAACAGAGCCAGATACAATACGAGTTACTAATAATGAAGCACCTCCACCTGAGAAGTATTCCTTAGCAGTTAATGAAGTTAAATATTCGTAGTATTGGCTTCCTGATTTGAAAGTTTCACCAAACACGGATTGATATTCTGAATATGAGGTAACCACAGTTGGAACTAATGGTCGGCCTTTAACTGTAGGTCCAACAATTGCGGCTCCGGTTACAACAGGTCCTCTTGATATTAATGATTTATCACTTTCGCGAACAAATACATTAGGTGATATAATTTTTTCTGCCATTGCTATTTAATGATTATAAATTTGGGTATTTCTACAATAAATATATAGACAGTATATAAAAACGAAAGGCGAACTATAAAAGTTCGCCTGTTTCAAAATTTATATTATTATCTGGATATGTTGATTTAAATTTATCTAATAAATCGTTTTCCTTTTGCTGTAGAGTTTTTAAACTAGAATAGAAATTAACTAATTCTGTTTTAACATTATCCAATTGTGATTGAATATTATGTTCTGCTATAGATAATTCTCCAATTTGGTATGTTACTAATTGGAAATCTTTCTGTAGTTGTTGTACTTGCTCTAATTCTTCTTCGGTTATTTTTGTTGCTTTGATCATACTGGCCATTTATTTTCGGGACATGCTTTTTCTACTGGTGAATATACTTTTCCTTTTAGTGGACATCCACATTTTCCACAATAATAGAAATCACCTACATCATTATACTTTCTAAAAGGACATTCATTACATACAGCAATACGCTGATCTGCTCTTTGTTGTTGTTCCTCCGATGGATTCAATGCTGCAATCCATGATTTGGTTATTTCTAAAAACTTATTCATTACTTTACTTCTTCAACTGATGGTTCATCAATTAAGTATTTGAATACTAGAACATAATTATCTTTTGTTTCGATTTTATCTAAATTAGATAATTGAATTTGAGGCAATTTAATGTCTTTTTCTTGATTTAATAACTCACCATATTCATCATTAAAAGCAATATATGCTGGATTAATGTCTTTGATTGGTTCGCCTTTGTCATCAACTTTTTCAGTTTCAATAACCATTGAAATACCTACATTACCGTTTTCATCTTCAGTACCGTGTTTTTTAATTAATTCATCACGTAACGAATCAATTATTTTCTTTTCTGCAGCTAATGATTCTACTAATGCATTTAAATAATACTTAGTTACTACTGGTAGTTTTTGATTTAATAATCCTTCGATGATTTTCTCACCGGTTTGATTATTAGTGGCGCCTGCTAATTCGGCTTCTAAATTTAATA